ACACTTGGCCTTGGCCTGTTCGGGGCGGAACACTTCGATGGCATCGTCGCCGTCATCCCACACGACCTTCGAGGTGCTGGAGAAGGCCATCTGGTAACGGAGGACGTCGGCGTCGATCAGGAGCGTGAGCTTGCTACTCACAGGTTCGCCAGCTGACTCAGCGTCGACTGCCAGTCGGTGTGCAGGATCGCCACGCCGCCAGCCTTCGTCCACGCCTTCGTGTTGCGCTCGAAGTCGTCGATCAGGATGTCGCCGGGTGAGTGCATGAACAACGGCTTCGTGCTTCCGCCACAGGTCGGGATGACCGTGACGTCGGTGCCGAGGTGCATGCGTACCCACGAGCGCTTCTGTGCCGCGACGTGCTTGTAGGCAGACTTCGGGCACGCCGTCAGGATCGACAGGTTGGGATGCGAGCGGACGAACTCGAACGCAGCGAGCGCGGACGTGCACGGCGGGAGGTTGAAGAAGAAGTTGGGCTCGCTGTGGATGCGTTCCCACATACCGTCGTCGCCGAAGGTGTCGCAGTAGTCGGCGGGTGCCATCCCGAACAAGCGCTCGAAGCCGACGTCGAAGTCGGCCATGACGCCGTCGAGGTCGAGGAACAGGCGCCGGGTCATCGCAGATTGGACTCAAGCACGGCGACGTAGACGCCACGGCTCAGTTTCATCACGACGTAGCGCTCGACCTCGCACACCTCGCGATCCGGCGAGGGACAGCGCGATGGGAAGTCGGTGTAGCGATCGACGTAGGCCGAGGACAGCTTCGGCACGTTCCACACGGCCCTGTCCTTCGGGATGGAGCGGCGGGACAAGTCAGCGGAGCCGCCGATGAATGTGACAGTGATGTTCTCGGTCATTATTTTCCCCCGGTGAGAATGTGGAGCGCGCTGACCTTGTCGTCGTTGCAGCGCTTGACGGCGTCATCCGCGTTACCGGCGAACGTGATGATGTCGTTGGTGGTGGACGTGATGTCCTCCATCAGCGCGTCGAGGGTCGGGTAGACGCCTTCGATCACACACGGCTGCAGGAAGGGATCAGCGCTTCCCGCGGTATGCGTTGCGCACGCTGTCAGGGATAACAGTGCTGAGGTAATCAGCAGCAGCAGGGTCTTCATCGGCGACGGTCTCCAGTCGTTGTGTGGTGGCCGCGCGTGCACTGCGGATCGTTGTGTCGTTGGCGCTGCGGCGGAGCAGCTCGGTGTTGAGCACGGCCTGCTGGTTCTTGATGTCGACCAGCTGTGCTTCGACCGCGTCGAGCCGTGCCGCCTTCGTGGCGAGGTTCTTGTACGACCAGACGCCGTAGGCGCCAGCGCCGATCAGCACGAGCATCAGTGCGCCAATCAGCAGTCGCTTGATTGCTTCGGGTGTCATTGGGATTCCTGTTGCATGAAGAAGGTCGCCACGCGATACAGCTCGGCGGCGGAGGAGTCGGACTTGATCTGGTTCGCGCGTGCGGAGAGCACGAGCACGTTGCCGCGCACATATCCCCGCGAAGGGTTGAGGCGATCTAGCGTTGGAGAGTTCGGGCCTTGGGCGCGGTTGCCGACAGCTCGGTACAGGGGAAGCCCGAGCGCCGGGCAGAAGTCCGGGAGGTGCACGTCTGCGACCGTGAGGTCGAACGCGATCCCGTTCTTCGTTGCCCGACGCTTTGCGTTCCTGAGGAGTGCCAATACAACCGCGCGCTTGCCGCGGGTCAGTGGGTCTCGGCCCAATTCTTTCCGACCTTGTATTCACCATCGAGACGACAGCGGAAGTTGAAGAACTCTCCCGCCTTGGTGATTGCCGCCTTGCCTGCTTCGCCGATGAACTCTGCGTGTTCCGTGTCCGCCTCGATCTGCCACTCGTCGTGGATGTTGAGGACGAACTCGTAGTTGACGCCGGGCACGAGGCCCGCAGCTTGGAGGTCGTTGTCGAGCATCACGAGGGCCTTCTTCATAATCAAGGCACCTGCCGACTGCAGCAGCGTGTTGAGTGCGGCGTGGTCGGAGCGGACATGCAACCTGCGGCCGTCGAGTGCGCCGAGCCAGCCAGCGCTCTTGGCCTTCGCCTTGACGCCCTTCAACAACGCAGCCAGCGCCGGCAGTCCCGCAAGGAACTGCTTTTTCAGCTCGGCGCCACGCTTGCGTCCCTTGCCGACAATCGAGCCAATCTTCTCGTCGCCCGCTCCGTAGAGGAAGGCGTAGATGAAGGTCTTGGAATTGTCGCGCGTGTCGAGACCAGCGGCTTCCATGTTGACGGTGTGGATGTCACCTTCGAGGATCACCTTGGCGTAGGCACCGAAGTCGTGGCGTGCCATGAAGTGCGCGAGGTTGCGCAGCTCGATGCCTGAGGCGTCGATGCCGATTAACGTCTTGCCCTTCGGGACGATGAACAGTGCGCGGCAGTCGGCGCCGTACAATCCCTCAGCGCCCCATAGGACACCTCTGGTCTTGTGGACGTGCGCCTTGGGAACCTGAGCCAAGTTGGGGAACGAGTGCGTCATGCGGCCGGTGACCGCGCCGTTCTGACTTACGTTGCCGTGGATGCGGCCGTCCTTCTTGACCGCGCCGAGCCATGCCTGCTTGCCTTCCGACAGCTGGCCGAGCCGCTTGTTCACGATGAAGTGTTCGAGCAGCGTCGGGATGATCGGATACTTGAGCGGCGTGAGTACGTCCTCGTCGATCTTGACCTGTCCCTTCTCGGTGTATTCCTGCGGCTTCCATCCGTAGAGCGTGCTCAGGCGATCGGCGATGTGCTGACGCGACGCCGGGTTGAACACGATGGTCTCGAAGATGGTTGCCTCGACGCCCTTCGTGTAGCCACGCTTCGCATCGTTGCGCTTGGGAATGAACTTGCGCTTGACGCGCTCCCAAGGTTCCACAAGGGCACGCAAGGTGTCCTCCAGTGCAGCGCGGCGGATGACCAGCACGGCCTCCAGTCGGCGCGCAGCTTCCACGTCGAACAGCACGCCGTAGCGCATCTGTCGCGTGATGATCGGAGCGACGGCTTGCTCCAGCTCGATCGCTTCCATCGGCAACCCTTGGGCCAGCTCTCGCTGCAGCAGGCGCGTGGTGACCGCGACGTCTTGGTCGCAGTAGTCATCCATGTCCTGAGACCATGCAGCCCACGGGTCGAGGCCCTTGGCCTTCATCTCCGCGGCGTAGTCGCCCTTCCACAGACCGAGACGCCAGCCCCACGCTTCGAGCGAGTGGCGGCCGATGAACTGTCCGGGCATCTCGTTGCGCTTCTTCTTGCGCGCCTCGAAGTCCCGGTTCTTGAGGTCGGGGTAGAGGATCGTGGAGAGGAGCAGGGTGTCGAACGCGGACTTGATGCGGAAGCCGGGATAGACCTTCGCGAGCGCGGGCACGTCGAAGCCGAGGATGTTGTGGCCGACAACGCGGTCGGCCTTCTGCAGCATGACGAGCGCCTCAGCGATCGTGTGCTCCCCGGTGCCGTGATCGTTGGCGGACAGGATGGGACTGAGCGGGTTGCCGCAGTCGTCGACGTATTGCATGGAGATGCAGTGGATCGTGTCTAGCTCGGGGAGTAGCCCGTTTGTCTCACAGTCAAAAACTAACCACTCGATGACGGGCCTCCTTTGTCAGTAGCCGTGGGATGAAACAGGGAGTCGCTTCACCCGCTTGCGGATGTAGCGGCCGTGCTTCTTGAGGGTGTAACGCTTGTCCGTGGCGGCACCGGCGTCGGCGTAGGTGTAGCCGTAGGCTTCGTATCGCTTGATGCGTGCGAGCGTGCGTTCGGTGCCGTTGTTGTTGCGCACCACCAGACGCTTTTCGATGCAGTCCTTGAGCGCTTCCGGCGACGCTTGGAAATGAGGCGTGCCGTCCAGCCCGAACCACGCCGCGATGCCGCAGCAGCGGAAGTCGAAGCGGTCGATGTGATCCTTCGGGGAACCGAAGAAAATCCCGATGACGTTGAACTCGCGACCCTGTGGAGAACGGAAGGTGTAGTGGCGGCCCGGCGTCTTCGAGGGAATCGGAATCCACTTGGGCGCCTCCATCAGCACCGCGATGGTGTCGAGGAAGTCCTCGTCGCTGCGGAAGAACAGGTCGTAGTCCTTGACCGTCGTGCCGTCGAAGGAGGCGCGCAGTGCGCCTCCACCGAGGATGGCGAGCAGTCGGACGCGGAGGGGAAGCTCGTCGAGGGCCGCGGTTGCGGCTTGCATCGCGGCCCCAAGCATCAGCGGACCAGCTGGTCGATGCGCTGTGCGATGCGCTGTGCACGCAGCGCTTCACCGCGCGCGGCCTGCGCCTTCTTGACGATCTTCTCGGCCTTGACGTCGTGGTTCACGGCGGCGTCGGCGCTGGCCTGCGCATGGGCCATCAGCTCGTCGACCTTCTTGTCGATGCTGGCGACGATGCTGTCGACGGACGTGGCGCTCTTGAACGAGGCGATGACGGCGGCGAGCAGAAACGAGATCAGGTTCTTCATGGGAGTTCCTCGATATGGATGGTTACGAGCACGCGTCGACCAGCCACGCCGAAGCGTTGCTGTGCCTGCAGTGCGGACTTGGGGAGTAGGAGAGGGAACGCAGCGCTCGCAGCGGAGGCGAGCGGCGCGTCGTGTTGGATGTAGCAGACGTGAGACGTGATCGAATCAGTAGTCAGACTTGCCGGTGGTAGGTTCATCAGGGAAGGGACAGTCCTCGTCGTTCGGTTCAGCGCACGGAATCAATCGCCCCGTGACACAGTCGTATCGGAGGTAGATGCACTTGCCTGTGGCTTGTCCGGTGTAGCGGTCTTTGAGGACACGCAGGGTTGTGGTGTTGCGGGTGAGTTCGTTCGCGGCTTGCTGGTCGCGTTCGAGGCCGACCATGAAGTGCGACCAGAAGCCGATCGCTCGACTACCCTTGAAGTGGCGGATCATCACGCGCCCGCCTTCCTCGTGAGGCTTGCCCTCAGGAGTCGCGAGATGCGAGATGTAATACAGGCAGAAGTTGAGTTCCTGTGCGAGCTTGGCGAACGACGCCATCACCTGTTCCAGCACCTTGCGCTCGTCGTCTGCATCAGCAGCGAACGCGGTGAGGTGGTCGAGGAAGATGTGCTTCACGCCCTCAGCGACGACCATGTGGCGCACCTTCGTGGACACGATGTCCCAGTCGGTTGTGCCGAAGTGGTCGTACAGGAAGACGCTACCGCCGTCTGACAGCTGGTCGAACGCGACGATCAGTTCCTCTTGCGTCCATCCGGCGTCAGGAACGTGGAAGCGCTTGCTCGCGTGCTTGCCGGCCAGTCGCTTCGCGGACTCCGCGGGCGGTTGCTCCAGCTTGAACACGCCGCACTTCTCGTTGAGTTCCATCGCGGTGAACACGATGATCTCGTCGAACACGTCGGACTTGCCGATGCCGGTGCCGGCGCCGAACCCGTAGACCTCGCCGTAGCGACGGCCTGAGGTGAGCGCAGTGAGTTCCGGCCACGGCCACGGGAGGCCCATCGTGACGGGCTTGAGTGCGCCCTCGCGGAGATCGCCGAACGCAACGACACCATCGGGGCGCTTGGTCTGCGCCTCGTAGATGGAGCGCACGATGACTTCGGCGTCGCCACGCTGCAGCAGCTCGCTCGGGTCTTTGGCCGGCAGCTGTGCGATCTTCGCCTTACCGGGGGAGAGCAGTGCCGCAACCTTCTGCGCGGCTTCCTGTCCCGCTTCGTCCATGTCGAACATGATGACGACTTCGTCGAAACCTTCGACGAACTCCAGCTCACGAGCGATGCACTTGGCGGCACCTTGGGCGCCATTGGGGACGGACACGACAGGCCAGCGAAGGCCCAACGCTTGCGCCACGGAGATCGCGTCGATCTCGCCTTCGGTGATGACCAGACGGCGGCCGGGTTGGTAGAGGTGCTGGCCGTACAGGCCGCACTTCTTCGAGTCGCCAATGAAGGAGAACTCTTTGCCGGGGTAGCGGAGCTTCTGCGCCACGATGTTGCCGTCGCGCCGATACGTCGCAACCTGCACGGTCTTGCCGTGCTTGTCGACGGCGGAGAGGTAGCCGTACTTGCGGCAGGATTCTTCGGTGAGACCGCGCTTCTTGAGTGCGACGGACTCGCCGCGTATGAAGTCGGTCATTGGTTTACCTGTTGTTGACGGCGGGCGGTGCGCGGTGCCTTCGGTTGCGTGCTCGTAGTAGCCACAGCCAAAGCAGAAGCCGTGCCCGTCTGTGTAGCGGCCGAGGTTGTCTCGACTGCCACACTCAGGGCACGGCTCTTTACCGATGCACTCGGATTCCGACTCAGCGTTTGACACGCTGCACGGACCACATGGTCTTGCGGACGTTCAGGCCGACACGGCGGTTGATGGCCGACCGCACCATCGCGTAGGTGCGCGTGCGGGTTGCCTTGGGGACGTCAGTGGTGGCGACCTCGAACGCGAGGCGCATCGTGCTTGCGGTGGAGATCATGCGTGGTTCCTCAGAAATGCCACGAAGTCGGAGACTTCGCTGTCGAGGTCGAGGCGGTCGATGCCCAGCTCGTTGTGGCAGTAGATGCGGTAGAGGGACTCGACCGTCTCGATGCGGAGTTGCAGCGTTGCAACGCGCACCGGCAGCAGCGGATTGATCGCGCGGCGCTGACGCTTCGAGAACGAGTAGCGCGTGTACCGCTGTCCCTTCGCGTCTTCCTTCGTCTGCTTCTCGACCTCGTAGCCGGCCGCTCGAATCTCGTCGATGCGCGATGCAAGGCGGCGGATGTGATACACGCCGTCTGCCTGCATGGCAGTCAGGTGCGGGAAGGCGCGGAGGTGGGAGACGACGGTGTTCGATTGCTTGGACAACGGCTTCATAGGCGGGTACTCAGTTGGGGAAGGCGGGCGCGTAATCGAGCGGCAGCGTGTAGCGCTTGGCGAGCTGCTTGAGTGCGCGGAACTGCGACTTCGTGAAGTTGTGTTCGGGAGCGAGGGCGTCGTTGACGCCGCCGAGGAGGCAGACTTGGTAGGAGTGGGCGTTGAGCTTTCCGGCCAGAGCGCCGGGAACATTCAAGGGACGTCCCTCGTGCACCACGCCGCTTCGTTCGATGACGAAGTGACACGCGATGGAGGAGTAGCCTTGATTGCGGTGGATCAGTTCGAGGTCGCGGCCCGTCTCAACCTGTAAGGGGCGGGTCATGCTTGCAACGACGAACAGCCGATCCACATGGAGCAGCGGTTTGAGTTTCATGGGAGGAGGTAGATGTGGACTTCGGTTCGTGCGCGTTCGCCTTTGGCGGCGAAGCGCTTGCTGCAGATGGCGGGCGCCACTTGCTTGTCGTCGTGCCAGTAGCCGCCGAGCTTCGTGACGAGGTCGAGTGCGGCCTTGCCGTAGTTGTCTGAGTCGCCGCGTGGCAGCGTCAGCTTCGAGGTCTTGGCACGGGTGCAGATTGCGGTCGTGATGACCAGCAGGGTGTCGGCGGGACTACCGTTGACCACGCTGCCGCAGCTCTCTACCGACGCTGTTGCTGCATTGATCCAGTCCTTGTACGGCTTCGCGATGTAGGTGCCCCAGCGTGTGACGCGGGGACGAGATGCTGGCACCGGCTCAACAGGAAAAATCAAGGAGGCGAGATGTCTCGCCCCCTTGATCGTTGCCTTGAGTTCTACCAGCGGATCAGTAGTCGACGTCACCGTCGTCATCACCGTCGCCGTCGCCGTCGTCATCCGAGTCATCGGACTTCGGTTCCGGCTTGGCGGCCTGCTTCTCACTACCGGCGAAGCCATCTTCTTCTTCGTCGAAGCCGTAGCTCGCACCGTCGCGGGTGCCGAACTCGACGAGGTCGATCACCTGCACGGCGACCATGCGCAGCGAGGTGTGGAACTCCTTGGCCGACTCGACGAAGCACGGGAACACCTCGAACGAGACACGCAGCGTCGAGCCTCCACCGATGTTCGGCGGGTTCTTGAGCGGGCGCTTGAGCGCGTCGAAGATGTCCGGGGTCAGCGTGTAGGTCTTGCCCTTCGCCTTCGAGGTGATCTTGTGGTTCATCTTGAAGGTCAGGGTCATGCGGCCGGTTTCTTCGCCGTCTTCGTCCAGCTCCTCACGAGCCACGGGAGCGACCTTGGCGGTCTTCTTCTTCTTCGGGTTCTCCGAGATGAACTGCGCGAAGGCAATGTCGCGGATGCCTTCCAGCTTGGCGACCAGCGCGAGGAACGCGGCGTCGTCAGCTTCGTAGGCGAGCTTGGTGCTGAACTCGCCCGTCGCCTTGAACTTGGTGTCCGGCTCGTTGAGGCGGGGCCATACGGCAATCCCCTTTGGGGAGGTGTAACGTTCTGCTTTGGCTCGCGCCATCATTCGTTCTCGTAATTGGAAAGGGAAAGGAAGACGCCCTCGCGCATCAGGTCGCTCTCGATGGAGAGCGGCACATAGCCGAGGACTTCTTGGTTCATACCGGCGACGGCCAGAAGCTCGTCGATGTAGTCGCCGCGGATCACAGGAACTTCCTTGCGATCTCGTGCTCGGCGTACTTCTCCACAGCGGAGAGGGTGTTGACGAAGCGGTAACGACAGTCGGCTTCCATCTTGTCGACGATCGCGAACAGCTCGTTCGGCTCGACACCTGCAACGCGGCAGATGTTCTTGAAGGCACACGCCAAGCCGATGACTTGCTTGGCCGGGTGTCCTACCTGCTGCATGGCGTCGAGTACGACGAAGGCCCCGTTCGCAGCGGCTTCCGCCGACTGCGAGTGGAGGGCGTCGATCAGACGCTCGCGTCGTTGGGCGTTACCCATCGAGGCGGCTCATGTCGTAGCCGGGGTTGTACGCCGGGTTGGGCGAGTAGTCGCGGTGGCTGCGAACTTCGGTGGCTGTCACGCGGGAGCCGAGCGGCGGCGTCAGCGAGGACAGGCCCGGCGCGGCGTTTGCACACCACGGCCGCAGGGAGCACCCGAAGCACTTGGGGGTGAAGCAGGGCGGCTTCTGGTTCATGCCGTCAACGCGATCATTGCGTTGCGGAACTCCTCGACGGTGCCGTGATCCTTCGGCGAATACTTGCCGAGCAGGACGCCACGCTTGTCGTAGGCGATGTAGGTGTTGAGCTTCGTGCTGAACTGGATGGTCATGTGTGTGGTCTCGGTATGTGTCCCGGAAGCGGGATGTATCAGGCAAAGAAATAGCGGGAGTCGATCACTGCAGCTAGGTCAAGGTCGCCGGAGACGGGAAGCTCGGGCAGTTCTGCGGCCAGCTCAGGGGAGAGTTGGGTGGCAAGTTCTTGGCGGAAGGAGCCGAGCACGTCGCCTTCGTATTGGTCGACGAACGCTTGGCGCAAGGATGCAGCGAGGATCGCGGTGTTGCCCGCGTGGGTGCCGAAGGAGTCATGCACCATCGCGAAGCTGCTGACGCCGTTGTCGCAGGCGATCACAGTGGTGAGCATCAGGTGCGATGCGTCACAGGAGTGAACGTAGTTCGGGGAGATGCCGAGCGTCTGCCTGCGACGGTTGAGACGTGTTCCGGCAATGTTCGTGGTTTTATTCACGACGAGCTGCCGTTGGACGCCGCCGACGTGCACCCACACGATCTGGCCGACCTCCTCGCGGTACTCCTGCAGCACTGGGAAACCCGCAGGGGTCGTCCAGCTAACAGGGAGGTCGCTGGAGGACGCCACCTTGGATGCAGCCTTGAGCCAGTCCATCGCCTCACGGGCGGCCACGACCACTTCGCCGATGCAGTCCCACAGGATCGCAGCGAGGTAGTCAGCCAGTGCCCAGTCGTCGCCAGCCCCGGCATCCCGAAGGCCACCGAGGAGCTGCGAGCGCATCCCTGAGCGGGTCACGCCGTACGGGAGGGTCATCACTGGCTGCTTGACGAGGTCGCGGGTGAGCAGGCCGTCGAGACGCAGGGCCAGCTCGTTGCCGGCCTCCGCTGCCGCGGCGATCTTCGACTGTGCCAACACCTTGACCTCCGTGTAGATGTCGGCGGGCTTGTCGTGCGGCACGAGGTTGGTTGCAGCGCCGCCGATCGGATCACGAAGCATCGCGGAGAAGTTCTGCAGTCCGTTGCAGGAGCCGTCGAGCGCACAGGGGATGTGCGAGACGTGGTCGTTGCCGTTGAGGACGTAGCCCAGCCACTCGAAGCAGGCCGCGAGGGCGCACCACGGTGTCTTGGACGTCTGCCAGAAGCGGCGACCATCGAGAGCGCACAGGGCGGAGTCGAGGATCAGCTCCTCGTGTTCCTTCACCCACGCGACTCGGTCCTCGAACGCAACCTTGTCGACGCCGAAGGTGTTGGCGACATGCACAGCGAGCCAGAAGGCTCCGTCTTCACCCAAGGGGACACCTGAGGAGAACGTAAGGAGACCCTTGGCTTGATCGTCGCCCTGCGGGTTGAGGGTGGGCGGCAGCGGATAGATGCGACCGCGGAAGTCGAGGTTGTGGGGGAAGTAGATGGTCTCGAACTCGGCGAACTTGTCGGCGAGGGCGATCTTCTGCGCCGCCGAGATACGCTTCGAGACGCCGCGGGCGTTGGCTTCATAGATGCCGGCGCGCGAACGCTTCCACGCCTTGAACTCCTCCGGGTGGTTCTCCTTGTAGTAGTCGGGGTTCGTGTCGAGCATCTCCGGCCGGGCCGGCAGCTCCATCAGCTCACGCGAGGGGAGGCCAGCGACATCGCCGCCCGCGTCCCACAGTTCCTTCATCACTTCAAGCACCGGGGTGTTGATCTTCCAGCCCGTGCTCTGGATCGCATTGAGCGACGCGTAGACGGCCGGCATGTCGACCAGCTCCAGCTCGCGCTTGTAGGCCACGTTGCGGGTGCGGACGAGGTCTGCACGGCCGCCGATGTCGGTGAGGTATCCGCCGTCCTTAGGTGACGTCCAGTCGCGCGGAGGGGCGACCATCGGCATCAGGACCGGGAGGAACATCGCGGCGCTGTCGTGGGCCTTGGTGAGCCAGTCGAGCAGCGCTTCGTCAGCACGCAGGAACACCGTGCGGCTGCGGGCCTTGGTCACGGTGACAAGGTGGACGAGGCCGGTCGCGGCGATGAACAGCTCGATCAGCTTCATGCCGACCAGCACCGAGTCGTTCTCGTTCATCTCGAAGCGCTCGATGTGGGCGCCGGCTTCGTTCACCGCGGTGTTGACGGTGTGGTTCATCACGGCCGTCGAGTGGCGCGCGGACGTGGCCTTCTTGATCTGCTGCTGCACAACGCGGTGCAGGCCCTTGTGCTCCTTCTGGAGCAGGGTGAAGTTGATGTCGTTGGTGACCGACCGGGCGACGAGGGTCGCGATGGTCACGGCCTTCCCGGCTTCGCCGCTGCCGATCGCGTTGACGCAGCAGGTGGCCGTCAGGTACGCGAGGCCGTGGGGGTCGAGGTGGCGCAGGAAGCGGACGGCCGCATGGCGTCGACCGGGCTTGCCGGTGTCGGCTTCCGCGATGAACGCAGCGATGGCGTCCGCGGTGGCGGAGATGGAGGTGGCGATCAGCTTGCGGCCGGGGCCGAGGTCTGCTTCTTCGCGGCCGTCGCGCACCTTCTGGTAGCGCTCGACTCCGAGGGAGGTGGATTCACGTTCAAGCTCGTGCTGACGCGCGGTAAGGTCGATGCCTTGCATGATAGTCATGTATGTCGCTCGCGGGATGTAATGGACAAACGGAAACGACGGAACCCCTCTCGGAGTCCCGTCGTCTACTTATTCAACACTTAAAGTGCACTGTGTCGGTCACATCTTACTCTGCTTTCCCATCACTCTCCTTCAATCCTTAGTGGGCTCTTTATGGTCAGGGCTTTTTCCTTCCCGCAAGGTTCGTGGTTTTATTACGCGTCACCTGTGGCGTCACCTGTGTCACCTGAAATGTCACCTGAGGCGTCACTCAATGCGGCAAGTCGTTGATGGACAACGTCTTGTTGGGGGACTTAAAATCCCTAGACCCACGGTCGTGTCGGTTCGAGTCCGACTCCGGGCACCACATAAGTGATTGATTTAATTGAGCTTCGCCGAGGTTGTTGCGGGGGATGTCCCTGTCTCGGGTGAATCCCTGTCTCGGTTCAATAGCTCTGCCTCATCTTGCCGGCGACGACTAGAGAGAGCGTCTGCGCCCTTGTTCAAGTGGCTCTGCGTCGTGTGCAAGTAGGTGTCGGAAGTGAGCGTGATCGTGGAGTGGCCGAGCCATTCCTTGATCGAGTTGAGGTCGCCGAGTTCCTCGCCCAGTTTCGTTGCGACCGTGTGCCGCTGAGCGTAGGGGACGCAGTCGATGTCCGTGATCCCGCAGTCGAGACGTGCAGCGCTCCAGTGGGAGTTCGCGCGCCTCTGGTTGAGGTCATGGAACGGGCCGCCCTTGACGACGCCCCAGCGCTCCAGCAGCAGCGCCTTCGCGCGATCCGTCAGCGGGACGTTGCGATCCTTCTTCGACTTCGTCTTCGTGCCGGCGTGGGGCGAGTGGACAACCTTCGCGACCGAGCGGGTGAAGTCGGTGTTGCGCCATGTGAGCTGGAACATCTCCGCAGGCCGCATGCCCGTCTCTCCAAGGAGCTGGAAGAAGCGGACGTAGAGGTGGGCATCGCGGAGCACGGGATGGCCGCCAACGACCGCCTGTTCGCGCTCGTCGCGTGCCAGCATGGCGGCGTAGAGCTGACGCTCGTCGTCGGCCGTCAGGATGAACTTGCGCTTGCGCTCGCCCTTCTGCTTCTTGATCTTCGGGAAGCCGACCAGCACGCGGCGGTCGACGGCGTTGTTGAGCACGACGCGCAGCGCGGAGAACTTCCGATTGATGGTGGCCGGGGCGTTGCCCAGCGCTTCGAGTGCGCGCTTGAGCTTGTCGATCGCGTCGTGGTCGACGGCCGAGAGTGGCGTGTCTTTGCCGAGGATCGCCATGACGTGCGCCATGCGCTCCCCGTTCTTCTTGCGGTCGGTGTTGCGACCCCACACTTCGTTGTCGGCCATGCACTTCGAGACCGCCTCACTGAGCGTCTCGCCATCGGCGGCACGGCGGTTGACGATAGCGCCGCGCTGGTGGCCCCTGACGAGCGACACAAGGTCCGCCTTAGGGATCGTGAGGTCGGCGCGTAGGGCGTCGACCACGGCCTGTTCCTTGCGCTGTGCGAGGGCCTTGTCGCGGGTGCCGGTGGAGATGCGCTCGCGGCGGTTGCCCTCTTGCACGTCGATCATGTAGTAGCGCTTGTCGGTTTCACCCGGCGCCGGTGCGGTTCCTTTCAGTCGCAGTGCCATCTTCGCCCTCCTGCGCGGACATGGCCGCGTCTACTGCTTCTTCGGGTGACTTGCCCATGAAGGCCGAGCGTGTGCTCCGTCCCCCTATCGGGACGAACATGACCCACGTTTCGCCATCCTGTGCGCGAGCCGGGAATGTCCCGCGTGAGGAGCAGTATTCCCAGCGCGAATCCGAGGCCGCCACCAGCGGGACGTCATCGTCCTGACACTGGCCGCGGGTGACTTCGTACATGCGGAACTTGAAAGGCAGGTGCATCCTGTTCGTTTCCGGGTTGCGCACCTTCTCCGGCTTGACGCCATCGAACGCCCAGCGGCGCATCCACGCGAGCGGCTTGGTCACGTTGAACTCCTTTAGTTGGTCTTGCCCTTCTTAGGGGCCAGCGCCTTGTTGATGTGGTTGGTCAGGCGATCAAGGAAGTGGGAACCCTTGGGCGTGACAAACAGCAGGTTGCGGCGCCGAAACTGTGGATCGGGCCGCTGCTGCACGAACTCAGGGCCGGGGCGGCGCTTGGTATCAAGCTCGCTCCAGTCCATGACGTTGCGTGAAATGCCGGAGGTGGAAAGGCCCTTGACGAAGCGCGCGACATCCACCTGTTGCATCCCTGACTCTTTCGAGACAGCCAGCAGTGTGTTTATGCGAGCCGCGGTGATGTCTGGATCGAAGTCAGCTCGAAAGCACTCCAATGCAGTCATCAGGACGGTTATTAATTGGTCTTTGGTCAGTTCCACGAGGGCTTCTCCGGTTATTGGGACGTATCCCTAGCGAGGGATATTTCGCAGCAGATAGTGCAGGTTCAGATTGAGGATCACAAGACCTAGACCGATATTTATTTCGTATTGAGAGAGTCGGTCTATCCAGAAGCCCCGCTGGTGCGGAGCAGGGCGAAGGAGCGCGCCCAAAGCGAACAGTTTGCGCACAGTTCATTGTCCTATTGGTAGAGGGATATATCCCTTGCACTCAGGGGGCGTGCCGCAGTGTAACCGTTTCCTTACGCGGTCATAACGCGGCTTTTACGAAGCGTGATGTAGGGCGAGTTCTCGTCGGGGGAAACGTGATGTAGAGCGAGTTGTCACTGGAGCGGGATATACAACATGACCAATAAGGTCACAAAGGCGCCCACAGTTCCGATCAGGATTAGCACCTGAGCGGCGAGGATCAGCATGGACAGCAGCAGGCGCTTCATTCGGTGTCCTCAGCGCGTCCCCGCAGGATGTCCGCAGTGCGCTCGAAGGCCCACCACGCGAGCAGGTTTCGGTTGTTGACCTCGAAGGCGAGCGGGTCATCGCTGTCCCATCCGGGGAACAGCATCGAGACGGACATACCGCTCTCGCTCAGTTCCTCGCCGAGCAGCACGTTGATGGCGGCCTTATGTCGCAGGAAGAAGCGCACGGTGTCCGTGTAGTAGATCAGGGAGCCGACGATGCCTGACGCGCACCCGCCGTAGGAAAGGTCGGACATCGCGCCCATCCATCCGTGGTCGTAGTCAGCGCCGTGTTCGTTGAGCCAGTTGCGCACATGCCGTTCGAGCGGGGTGTGCGCGAGGTCGATCGGGAGTTTCCGTTTCGAGGTCATCACAGGGTTCCGTGTTGTCCGGGTCAAGTCGCCCGATACGGCCCCCTGAATCCGGCAAGGGGCCGGCGCAGGTGTGATTGAGGTGGACGCTAGTCGTCGAGCGTGTCGCGTGAGTCGGGAAGGGAGAGTTCGTCGCGGTACGTCTGGTTCACCAGAGGTCGACCGTAGGTGTCAGTGAGGAGCGTCATGCGTTTCTTCCTCGTCGTCGAGCGACGCTGCATCCGTCGCGCGTTGTGCCAGCAGCCAGTCAGCGAAGCCCCGCAGCGTGTCATCCGCGGCGACCTCAGCCTTCCAGCGTTCGTGGCTTGGGTGGTTGTGGCCGATCAGTGGGCCGTCGGGTTGCGGGCCTGAGTTCGCGAAGCGGTTGCGATGCGGCTTGTTCATGCGAGCGCCGCCAGTGCCGCTTCGTGCGCTACGTCTACGTAGACACCGCCCAGCCGAGAACGCAGCACTTCGCGCATCGTGCCCTCGCCGCGACCAAAGCCCGCCGCCGCAGTGTCGTGGAGACTCTGCAGGTTCCGCAGCGCTTCGACGCTGGCCTCGGTGGCGTGCTGCAGCGTCGGCGCCTTCATCACCTTCATGGCGGAGGAGTTGTATTCGTCCCACTCCGGATCGAAGTCCGCGTCAAGCATCAGCAGCCCGACTCCGCACTGCGCGCCCTCCGGGTGGCGATACTTGCAGCCGTGGTCGGTGCGCGAGAAGCGGCCTTGTGCGAGCAGCCGGGTGACACCCTCGAACACGATCTGCGCCGGAGTGTAGTCGTTGAGGTTGCGGAGGTTCATTTCGGGGAAGCGCTGGTTGGTTGCGGTGGTCATTGGGTTTCCTTAGGGCAAAGAAAAAGGCCGCACATGGCGGCCCTTGAGGTGGACGGAAGTGGACGGAGGTGGAGCGCTAGGCCGGAGCCTTCGTGTGCCAGTAGTCGAGTGGCGCCGCGCCTGAGAGGATCGCGTCGGCGTGGCGAAGGATGCGCTTGCCGTCGTAGCTCGCGCTCGACAGCGCCTCGCCCGTGGCGGTGTTGGTGATCGTGTCGAGCACGCCCTCGTCGTCGAACGCGATGGCGAACACGATGCGCGTCCCGGCCGGAGTCGTGCGGCCCAAGTATCGAGTGGTGGTCACGCGCCGGCCTCGTTGCATTTGTCGTTGATGGTGTCCAACAAGTCGCTGAACTCGTTGAAGGCGTCTTGGATCGCGTCGCACTGCGACTCGAACTCCTGAGCCGCCTCCATCGCCGCCTCTATGCTGCTGAGAGCCGCTTCGGAGTCGGCGCCCTTCTCGCCCTGCTGCAGTCCCTCAGGCATGTTGTCGTATGCCTCCTGTTCCTCGTTGTGGATGCCGTCGAGATGCTCGTGGATCGCTGCGGCTTGGTTTTTCAGTTCGTCCAACGGGAAGCCGTCGAGCGCCTGCTGCATCCTGCTTCGCAGCGACTCGACGTGGTCGATGGTGTCATTGATGGCGCGGCGGCGTTGCTTGTTCATGCGCGTTTTTCCTTGGCCGGGACAGGAACCGTCGCGCCCTTGATGGTGGTGATTAGTGCCGCTTGCGATTCACTTCGCGGAGCGACCGGAGCATAGCTCTCGATGTCGTAGTGCGCCGACTGCGGCAGGTGGACGACACACGTCCAGACGTACAGTCCGCCACTCGCCTTGACGTTGCGCTTGATGGCGTCGGAGCCTGCAGCCCGTGCCAGCTTGGCGATGACCGCTTCGCGGGTCGCACCGACCGCCCAGTCGAACGCGGTGGAACCGAAGTAGTGATGCTCGCGCTCCATCCATGCGATGAAGTCGTCAGGGTTGAGGATGCCGCGTTCGTCCTTGCGGTCGCCGGCAGGCGTCGGCCATGCGGGATCGTTGAGGTACTCGTCGAGTTGGATGCGACGCTCGGCGGCCATCGTGAGTGCTTCGGATACGGTGCGCTTAGTAGCCATTGTCTTCTGCCCATGCTGCAATTCGGTTGAGGGTTTCCGGGCTGAGTGCGTAGCGGCTCGGGCCGTCATCTTCGCCGCTTCCCTCGTCGTAGGGGATGCCGCCCTCGTACTCACAGGCGGTGAGGCTCCCGGAGAACAGGCCGTCGCGCGTCTGCTTGCTGAGGAAGCAGCTCGACACCACTTCGCCGCCGTCTGAGGTGAACTCCAGCTCGACCGTGATGCCAGCGATGACCGTCTTCTTGTCTTGCGGCTGCGTGTTCAATGCAAGGCTCCCATCAGGTGAAGCGCGGTGACCAAAAAGGCCCCGCAGGTGAGAATTAGGCCCCAAGCGTAGGTGCGAGGCCGTGCGGTTTCAAGGTTCGCGAGGAAGGCGCCCATCAGGCGGCCTTCTTCATCAGGCGCGACATCAGCTCGTCGCGATCCAGCGCGGCGTCTGCAGCGTCGCCGAAGGCGTTGCCCTCGTGCATGGCGTCCAGTACGGCGTGCTCGATGCCCTCGCGGTGGTTGTCGTAGTGGTCCGCGAGGTATGCGACCAGCAGCGTCCCGGCCTCGTTGTGATCCCATTCGGCCAGAGGCTTCGCGTCCCAGTCGGCGAGCACGTTCGAGTAGAAGGAATGGAAACCGCTTCGCGAGGTGAAGCGCTCCCGGATGGTGTCGCCAAGCGTGCCGGGTGCGACTTCGTCCCGCATCCGCTGCAGGTCGGCCAGAGGCATCGTCATGTAACAGCGGTCGGTGGTGAAGTTGTATTCCTTAGGGGAATCCATCGTCTCGAAAGTGAGCGCAAAGGGTGCGCAATCGCTCGGCAGGTTGTCGTTGAGTTCGTGCGCGAATTGCTCCGCGTACTCCTTGGCGAGCGCGTGGTGCGCGGTGCCGTAGTTCATCGCCCAATAAAGCTCCTCGCCGATGTCGAGCGCGCTATAGCCCTTGAACGTGTCGTCACGCTCCGCGAGGTACTCGGCCAGCTGTTCCTCCTCGAAGTCGAGCGCTTGCGATAGTTGCGATTCGTAGAACCCGAAGAACGGGATGGTGAGCGTGATGTTCATGCGGCCTCGCGGATGCGGAAGGTGAGGACAAGCTCGACGGCGTCGCCGATGCGGTCGGCAAGTTGCTCCGCAAGTTCGGCGGCGGTTTCGTTGATGTAGTCACTGCAGGAGGACTCGACACCCCATAGCGATTCCGATTCGTCGGTGTCGTCGCCGTCAGTGTCGAGCAGCGTCACGATCACGCCGACGTAGCTCCAGTCGCCGTTCGCGTAGCCCCTCAGGAAGTTGAAGTCCCGCTCGACCGACTCGGCGCGAATCTCGCCGGCTTTCGGTGCGCGTCCCAGCTTCGCGGCCAGCTTCGCAGTCGCTTCGGGACTCAGGCCCCAGCCGTCACGCTCGGCGAGCTTCATGGCTCCCGCGTAGTCGTAGAGGAGCGCGTCGCCGCGGTCGCTCCAGAGGACACGCTCGCCGGGTTCCTTCGTCGGGTAGCGATACCCGCGGTAGCTGGCCTCGCGCACCGGGCCGTGTCCGTCGTTTTCGTCCCAAGGTGCGCCATGGTCGTGGTCGTGGGCGGTGGAGACCCCGAAGGACAGCCCAGCGTGCTCGATAGTGGTGATGCGGTCGCGGTAGGTCATGTCAGCGCATCCAATAGGTTTCGCCGTCGAAGTCGACGGACGTGTAATCCTGTTTCAGTTCATCGGCCGCAGCTTCCCAGTCGATGTGCCGTGCCGGCCATCCGGCGTTCGCGTCAATCGCGCCGATGTCGCCCGCGAGTTCCTCCGCGTACTCGGTGAAGTAGGAGTCGCGAATCAGCGTGGCGCCGTGTGCCCAATCGCTGCAGTAGCCGTCCGCGTCGTCGGCCAGCGCTTTCAGGGCCGCGAGTTCCTGCCCTTCGTCTTCGTCCCATCCCGTGAGTTCGTCCTGCGCTTTCTCGGCGGTCTCCGCGAGGTCTGCCATCCGATCCTCGTCCGCTTCTTCGCGGAGTTCGCTGCAGGCTTCGTGTGCCGCCTCGGCCAGCGCCTCGCGTTCGCTTTCCAGCTCCTCGATCCTCGCGATCACGTCGCGGCTGTCGATGATGTCGTCGGTATTCCGTGGGTCTGCCATGTCAGTTCACTCCGCAAGCGGTCATAAAGCGTTCGTAGTCGAACCGCGGGTTGTCCGCGGCCAGTTCGGTGCCGAGCTTGCTGGCGACGCAAAACAGCGCCGCGCGCCACTCGCCGCGATGGCCGCTCACTTCAACGGGGCGGGATGCCGCGATGGCCGCTGCGATGCGGACGTAATCCTTGCGGGTCATAGCTCCACTCCTTGACGGTTGCCCCACACTTGCGCCGGAACGTCCGACCAATCATCAGCGCGGGCGGCATATATCCCGACAGCGGAACGCAACAGGCAAAGCTGAGCCGCGGTCATGCCGCACCGCTCAGGATCAGCACCGCGCACATAATCGCCGCCACTACTGCCATCGCGGCCAGAGGCGCAAGCTCCATCAATTCATCACGCGTCGCGGCCTTCACTTGCCACGCTCGTTCATTGCGACAACGTGTGCCTGCAGCTCGCGGCGGATCACGTCCGCCAGCAGGTGCCACGCTGGCGACATTTCGGGTTCATATGGGACATAGGTAGTCGCGTTCATCGTCACTCACTCCTTGGGAATCAAGCCGACCTAGCGCCATCACAACAGGGGAGCCTCACTCCCTCACTGCGTTGACGCTAGGTCGGCTAGACTCGGCCCCATGACATCCGCTTGCGCGGTGGGGTTCGGTCTAGCCGTCGCCGGTAGAGGTAGACCCGACTCGCGTCGTCCGTCCCTCTGTGCTTGCGACCTTGACGGCCGCTTGAGTGAGGCATGGGCCTCGACTCCCCTTTCGGGTGCGCTTTCTCACTAACGAGCGCTGGTGCCAACGGGTAGGCCCTTTTTAGGAATCCACGGCCCCGGTCACACTGTCCGACGCGATCCTGCGCCGCCTCACTTCCTCCCCCGTCCGACTTGCGGGGCCTACCCGGTTCGCGTCTCGCTGCTGGCCGATGGATTGCATACTGGACATATCCCGACAGCGGTACATGTGCCAAAAGTCATGGTAGGGCACAAATAGTTCAACCTGTGACCGATGTCTCGAAAACGATAGATAGCCCGTTGTCGGTGGATAGGCACCGCGCCATGTGCACGCAGGGTTCCTATCCGTGCCCGCCCGCGATGCGGTCGAGCCCGCAGGCCCGCGGCAGGGAACCGCAGGTGCACGCTCGGGTGTCCTTAGGCGCCCGCAGGTGCACGCTAGGCGCGCGGCAGGGAACCGCAGGTGTGCGTATGTGCCCGCGACAGGGAACCGCGCAGGTGCACGCAGGGTGCGTCTAGTGGTGGCTGAGGTGATCCCAAGGTGTGAGCTAGGTGACCATACGGTCGGAGGTCTAACCGTATGGAAAAATACAGATAGACACAGACAGACGACCATACGATCGGAGACCTAACCGTATGGTAGCTGGTCTCGCGGGTGTCCTTGAGGCGCGCAGGTGCACGCATGGTGCGGGTAGGGGACTACGCATCCCCGGCGATGCCAATGGAATCAAGGAGTTAGCCTCGCAGGTGACGCGTGGGGTGACCGTCGCGCAGGATCAGGGGCGCACGGAGGGAACGCGCGAGGCCCCGCCCTGTGGAGCCGAGGGGGTGGCCGGGGGGAAGCGCGGGCTTTGCTGTCTATAGATGCCCACTGACAAAATTGCGGCTAACTATCGACCGTCCCCCTCAGTCCACCTAAGGAACCCTCAGGAGCACCGCAGGCGTCCCTCAGGGACACGTCCCGGTATGGGGAGCCGTCCCTGTGGCGGGTAGATAGGGGATGGCCGCACAGGGCCGTACAGGAGGTTCTAGCGCAGCCCCTCAGTGGAAGCTAGGTCGAGGAGGGGTGGGGACCGCCGCAGCTGTCCTCAGGGGTCACCTAAGGACAACGTCAGGGGAACTCCAAGTGCACCATATGCACACTGTAGTATCACCTTTACGGTTCACCTATCTCTACTGAGTAAGAGAACCTTAAGTTAAAAGCAAGAGCTGTTAGGGTAGCACGGTGGTCATCCCCTTACAAGGACTTCTTCCGCCTCCGGGACATGCTCTTGAACTTGCCTGTCTTGGTGTCGAACACGACCACAGGGAGTCCTGAGTTGGTGTCGACCTCACAGGCCACCGCCACGGCGACTGCCGCGGAGGCTCCCATCTTCATTGCGCCGAGACAGGCTTGTGCACCTGAGCCGGCAGCGTAGTGCTCGTAGGAGACCACGGCACCCTTGCTGTCTCCGTTGTATTCGATCACGCCTTCCTCGAAGCCCCACACGAGAAGCGTGTAGTCACCCTTGGGCAACCTCTCGTCTTCCCTGAGGGCGTCACAGGCGGCTTGGATGTCAGCCACCGTGCCGGTGCCAAAGGCGACGATGCGGTCGCCGTTGACGTTGGTGATGTCGAACGCCTTGCGGGCGGAGTAGCGGGTGTCGCCTTGGGTCACCTGCGAGTCGATCGCGAAGTAGCGACCGTCGAAGGCGAGGGCGGTCACTTCTTGGCCTTGGCCTTAGCCAGTGCGATCGCACGAGCCGTTGCGGCCTGACGTGCACTGGGACCAGCACCGGGGCCGATGCCGCCGAGGGCGACGGGAGTCACAGCCGTGCTCGGACAGCCCGCCACGCGGACGGCGTCAGGAACATGGCGCGAGCCTCGTCGCACAGGTCGAGCATGGAGTCGATGAACTGCATCGACAGCCACACCGGGAAGGCGAACAGGAAGGCCCCCAAGATGTAGCAGGTGTAGCTGCGGGCCATGAAGGCTCCCACACGTCGCAGGAGGCTCGCTACGGTCATGTCGACCCCTAGCGCTACGAGGGCCGCTTGGTGGGACATGGACCGCCACAGGGACGCACACAGGAGCGTACAGAGCCCCTTGAGGTATCGGATCATCGGAGTCCTTGCAGGAAGTGGAATAGCAGGAGGGTGAGTGCGGTGAAGATCAGCGAGTCGTCGACGTGCTTCTTGACAAACCGAAGGAAGACCTGGTCTTTCACGACAGGGCCTTGAGGCAGCGAGCGAGACGCAGCTCGCGATCGGCGAGGCCGTTCTTGCCGCCGTTGATCTTCCGGGTGAGCCCGATGAAGTCGTTGGCCGGCACGGAGCTGTTGAGCCCGTGATCCTTCCAGAAGACCGCAGCGGACAGGGAGCACCACTCGGGGAGTGAGACGTCCTGAGGGCGAGCCTCGAAGTCGGGACAGGTGTAGCCGGCAGCGCGCAGCTTGTCCCTCAGGCGCACATAGTTCGCACGTCCGGTGGTCTGCAGGTCACCGCGGCCCATGAAGCGATGACCGTCGCCGACGTGGGTGTTGCCGAGATCGGCGCGTCCTTCGTACCGGAGCTGTGCCGGCGTCGGCCCCCATATCTCCTGCGTGTAGTGCAGCCCGAGAGTCTCGTGGCCGATCTGTGCGAGGAAGTACGCGAGGTGCTTGACGGTGGTCAGCTCCGCATAGCGGAACGCAGCGAGGAGCCCGTGCAGGCGCTCCCCGGCACGCTCCAGCGAACACCCCAGCGCCATCGACAGTTGCTTGATGGACACGGTAGGGATCGTTGCTGGAGCATTGGGTTCACGGAAGGTTCCCATCAGGTGACCTAAGGGGGTCACAGGGGGAGAGCCGGCCCGAAGCAGACACACTCGTCTTCGGGTAGACCACAGCCGCGACACGTCGCTTCGTCGCTCTGACGACTCGTGTGCCACAGGCCGATCGCCATTGCCAGCGCCACGACGGGCACAGCAGTGACAGCAGTCCAGATGTTGAGGTACATGGATGACTCCTAGTAGGTGTCGAGGTAGTTGGTCGAAGCGGAGCCGCGCCCGGTAACGGACTGGATGAAGTCTTCGTAGGAGGCATCGGCAAGTTCTTGCTGCCGCATCTCCTCCTCCTTCGTGACATCTCGCTCCAGTTGATCGCCCCAGTACGCGACTGCCATCGAGACAGCCTCGATCCGGTCGTCGTGCTTGAGCGCCCCGCGGTCGCGGGTCATGCGCGTCATCTGGTAGAACAGCTGGTACATCGACTTCTCGGTCTTCTGGTCGTTGCGGATCAGAGACGTGTCCACCACGAGCCGGTGCTGGTTGAGCACAGGTTCGAGCGTGTCGACGATTCGCTTCTCCTTCGAGACGCCGTAGTTCCCGATCTCCTCTACGGAGCACGGGTAGATGCGTTGAAGGACAGCCTTGAGCAGCTTGGTGAACATGCCGTCGCCGAAGTTGGACTCGACGACAATCAGGGAGACGCCTTCGGCCCGTGCGATGTGCGCGAGTGCTTCGAGTGCGTCGTCGTCGTAGCCGCCCTTGGTGGCACCAGCTCGACGCAGGTAGATCATGCCGCGGAGCATTGCGGTCACGGCATAGCCGGTCTCGTCGCCGCCTCGACCACTGGGGTCGATCGCCATGATCTTCCCTGAGAAGGGTTCCATCTCTTTCGCGGTGTGCATCGGGCGGAACAAACGGTCGCCAGTGAAGCCGACGATCGGGATGTCCGGGATGATGTATTCAGGGCCGCTAGACCACACGACGCGGACAGGGGCGACCTCGCGGTCGATGTCCATGACGATCAGGTCGGAGAGCTTGAGCGGGTAGCGCTCGCTGTCGGCCAGCGACGTGTCGAGCATGAACTGCAGCATGAACCCTGAGCGCCCGTAGGACGCCTCACGTTCAAGCAAGTCCGTCTCGTCGAACCGTCCGGGTTCCGTAGGTGTCCACGCGATCTTCGGGTTGGCGTCGAACGCGTCGCCGATGATGGCCGCCAAGCGGTCGCCATACGATGCGCGGTGCTTAGCGTTCTTCGGGTAGCGCGCGGTCCAGACCTTGATGTCGTAGCCACGCTCAGGGAGCTTGTTGTAGAGCGACTCCTCTGTCTGCGGCGTGCCGAGGTAGATGATCTCGCCGCCCGGCTTGATGACCGCGTCGAACTCTTTGACAAGTTCGGCGAGCTTCTCGCGCTGAGTGACGGTCATGGAGTTCTTGGGAACTTCGATGTCGTCAGCGATGATCGTGTCTGCACGCGAGCCGGTGATGGCGCCCGTGATGCCGACCGACTTCACCGATGGGGATTGATCGGGGAGAGCAGGGCCGACCTCGAACGCGAGGTTCGAGTTCTTCTGGCCGCTGCGGGTGCGGAGGTGTGCCAGCTCGGGCACAGTCTCGATCAGCTGCTTGACGAAGATGGAGAACGCGTCAGCGCGCTCCTTGCTCGCCGAGACAACCATGATGCGATGCTGCGGATTCTTCCACAGCAGGTGTACGACGTAGGCGGCCGTGATCCACGACTTCGCCACGCCGCGGAAGCCCTCGATCACTCGACGGCGCGGACCATTCATCAGATACAACGCGATGTCGTATTGGAGTCGGGTCGGCGCCGGGAGGTTGAGGTGTTCCCACAGGTGGAAGACGAAGTTGCGGAAGTCGGTGAACGGATGCTCTACATGGAGTGAGGTGATCCCCTCCACTTAGACGTCGGGCACCTGAGCGAACCGAGCGTTGCCTGCGGTGTGCATGCTGGCGTTGTTGCTCACCACGACGCCGTCGTTGTCGTAGGAAGTCCATGTGCCGTCTTCCTGCATCACGAGGCTTCCCACCACGACGTCTTGCTTAATCAGCGTGTAGATGTTCGGAACCGCCAGAGCCATCAGTGTGTCCTTGAGTCAGCCGCGGGGTCGAAGGGATACTTGGTGGTCTCCTTGGCGAGAGCCGCCAGCGGGGAGCCTTCGCCGCCCGGAGAGTCGATGCCGTTGTCCTTGAGGAACTGACGGGCGACGTTGAGGATCGCTGCGGCACCCTTGGTCTCACCGTCGACTACTTCGAGTAGTTCGGACAGCTTCTCCGCGAGCGAGTTATGCAGCGATTCGAGGGCGCCGGTTGACGCCTTGTCCTTGCTCACTTGCGAACGATCCGGCTGAAAATTGCTTCGATCGAGGAAGCGCCGAGCGAGGACATGATGCAAGCGAGCGCGATCTGCGCGACGATGCCGATGCCCGGAATGAAGATCACAACGGCACCGGCAGCGAGGCCAGTTGCGCCGCTGAGGATTGCACGGCCGACTACTTGTCGGGCCTTGATGGGTTCGTCCGCGGTGAGGAGCTTACCGAGGCCCACCAGAAGGCCGGCACCCGCGAGGGCACCGACCAGCTTGAGGTCTTCGTTCATTGAGTCCTGTTGGTTATGGATAGCAGATGATGCGAGCAGCGATGGTCGTGTCCGCGATGGCGCTGACGGTCACGGTGAATCCATCTTCCTGCCACGAGGTCATCAGGATGTCGGAGGTTGCGGTTCCGGCAGGGTCACAGAGGCGGATGAACTTGTTGTCCGTAATCAGCACCACTCGTGCGGCACTGCCGACAGTCGTAGCTCGGCCGTTGACGGAGTTGGCTACTGAGCCTGCTGCGGGGCGACGCCATGCGCCGATGCCGTCCCACGTTCGGTTCTCGTTCGCGAGCCCGGTACGCGCCGCGATCACTTCGATCCGGCTAGGCCGGAAACCGCAAGTGAAGGGGACGGCGATCAAGCCAGCTGCAGAGGTGAACGAGTACGACAGGATCACGGCGCCTTCGGAGACGTGCCCGGTGTTGTTGCGGATGAACAGCGACATCTCGGTGTCCCACACGTTCGTGATGGACTTGTCGAGGAACACCATCGCTGCCGGAGTGCTGAGGTTGTTGTCCTCGATCACCACGTTCTTCCCGAGGAAGTTCGTGCCCGACTTGGTCTGCTTGAACAGCGGCGGGTAGGTGCCGCGCGTCTCGATGAACTTGTTGTCCGCGATCCGCACGTTGTTGTTGCCGGTCGCACCGATGGAGCCGATCGAGATGTAGTTCGTGTCGACGAGTGCGACGACGGTGCCAGCCACGGGTGCGGCGCCTGCACCGAAGCTGTAACGCTCGGAGAACGGGCCGTACGGGTAGGTGAATCCGCCGCCGACGTTCTTGAACGTGTTGCCTACGATGGTGCAGTCCTGCATGCCTTCTGCAGAGATGCCGTTGTGGTTGTTGTTCTCGATGTAGTTGCCGATGATGTCGACACGCTTGGCACCCGTGTATTCGATTGCGTGGCTCACGATGTCAGACACCACGCCGTTGACGATGTGGTTGCGGGCGATGACGGTGCGTCCGCCGTTCATGTTGAGGTAGTCGGTGTTGGCGAAGATCGCCGCTTCCTTGTACCCGTCGATGCGGCAGTCTCGCAGCACTCCGCCCTTGGTGGGCGCGAAGATGGCGAACAGGCGACGCAGGTTCTTGGCTGTGCAGTCCTCGACGATGATGTTCTCACTGTCTTGGAAATACACAGGCGGAGCTGCGGGGTTGCCGTAGGACTGCGTCCAGATGGCCGGGAACGGGCCGTCGCTGCGGCCGATGTCCTCGAAGTGGCACTTGCTCACTCGGAAGTTCAAGCCGCCGCCTTCGGAGATCACGGGGCCTTGGTGGTTGATGAAGGTGCAGCGGTCAATGCGGAAGTCGGTCGTCTTGATGCACGACACGAGATACCCGGAGACGCTCGATGCGTTGCGGCGTCCTTCTGCGATGGTGCCGAAGATGTCGAACGCTGTTACGCCGACCTCGACCAGCCCTGCCGACACGGTCGCGTTGACGACGACACTCGTGACGGTCTTGAACACCTTGGTCGTGATGACCGAGGCGCCAGCTGTGGGGCCTGCGATTGCTTCCGAGATGACGGTGCCGTCATACGCGGTGCCGGTGATGGTGAAGGTACGCGCCGAGGTGTCGTTGGCCGCGTAGACCGTGACGCGACGGACGGCTGTTGCCATCGACCCAGCGAGCACGCCGTTAAGCGTGAGCGTTGCGCCGCTCGGCGGATTCTGCGACAGGCACAGACCATCACGGTCGAGCGCGTACGCAGGGTTGCCGATCTTGCCGCCGTTCGCGAAGTAGTCGTTCTGCGGGTCAGCGATTGCCGCCAGCGTGTTCGGATTCTGCAGCCACGACGGGTAGGCGATGGAGCCGCCGTTGCCGTCCACGGTCACGCCGTACAAGCCGCCACCAGAGCCCATGCGCGCACTCGACGTGGAGTCGATGGCGGCAGGAGCGGTGGTGAACATCGGAGTCGTAAGCGTTGCGCTCACATGGCGCCGCAGCGTGACGAGCGACTGGCCGTCTCCGCGGAGCGTGAAGTACGCCGGCATTGAAATCGAGGTGAAGTGGTAGAGGCCGCTTGGCGTATGCACGTCGCGACGGATCGCGGCGGCAGCGTCGGTGGCCTGCTGGAAGTACGTCGTCAGGTCATCGGTGTTCGTACGCGCTCGGATGGCGGCATGCAGCCCCGCGGGGATGTAGGACATCACGTTGACCGACTCACTCGCGAGCAGCGTCAGGACGGGCGCAGCAGCAGCGGCAGAGGCCGTTGCGGAATCACGCGCCGTCTCAGCTGCCACCTTGGCGGTGTTGGCTGTGGTGGCGGACGTGGCCGCAGCTGTGGCACTGCCGGAAGCTGCAGTGGCCGAGCCGCTTGCGCCCGTTGCGGAGCCGGCCGCTGCCGTCTGCGATGCGAGCGAAGCATCCGCGGACACGACTGCTTCGGCGGCGGACACAGCTGCCGCGGCTGCAGACGCAGCTGCATCTTCTTCGGAAGTCAGCGAGGCCGAGGCCGATGCGGATGCGTCGACGGAGAAGGACAGCGTTTGCGAGTTGATCGCCTGAGCTTGCGCCACTGCGCCTGTGAGGTCGTCGGTGAGGGCCACCGAGTCGGCCTGCAGCTGAGGGAAGGACGGGAGCGTGTGGTTCTCGTTGACGCCATCGGTCACGATGACGGTTCCGGTCTCTTGCGTAAGCAGCGCGAGCATTTGATTCTCGCGAGTGTTCCAGCGGTCAACCAACGCCGAGAGGCTTGCAGCCAATACGGCGTTCGAGACGTAGCCGGGAGTGTCGGCCATGTGTTCCTTAAGGGTGAGGGGTTAGCGGAGGCCGATGACAAAGCCCTTGATTGCTTTGACGCTCGCGGTTCCGGCCGCGCCGTTGTTGCCGGCAAGGACGCGGAACTGCACGGTGGATGCGGTTGCGGGAATGGAACCAGACAGGGTGCAGCCCGAACCAACGCCGGGGGTGTTGAAGAAGACACCGTGTCGGTGGAAGTCGGCGCCGCCTGAGTCTGAGAAGGCGAACTGTGCAACGCCGCCAAAGCTGGTCGACGAGAGCTTCGTCCACACTGAGCCGTTGAGCCACTCAAGCTGGTACGTCGGGTTGAGCATCAGGTCGGACTGCACCGCCACGACCACACAGGGGACGTGTGTCTGCCCAACGAGGATCGGAGGCGGCAGCGAGAACGTGAGTGCCTGAGTGAAGCCGGCGCCCGTAGGGATCGCGACAGCGCCCGTCCAGTTGACCAGCGTGAACCGCTGGAAGTCGTCGATGATGTTCGGGGCCTTGACGGTCCCGTCGAAGCCGGCGTTGCCGAGCTTGTCCACCCAAAAGACAGCGTTGTTCTGGTTCTTGACGCCGCTGCCAATCCATAGCGGCCATGTGCCGACGTTGGACATCTCGGCTCGGAACTCAAGCGCGTCGATGATTGCGCCGTTGACGTCGAGCGTGTGCGTCTTGAACGTGCCGCCATTGATCGTCCCTGCGTTTGCAGTGACAGCCGACAGCGACGTGACGTTGAGCTTGTTCGCGGTGATCGTTCCGTCGACCATCAGGGCGCCGGTGATGCCCACCGTGGTCACGCCGCCGACAGTGCCGACGACGAACGGGTACTTGATGTTCGCGAGGGTGCCGCCTGAGGTGTAACTGGGGTGCACGATTGCAAACTTGTCGGCCATCACGATGAAGCTCGATGGCGAACCTGTGCCAGCGCTCAGGGCGATGCCGGCCATAACCGGCTGTCCGCCGATCGTGCCCGCATTGATCTTCACGCTCCACGTTGCGTCCCAGCGGCCGTCGTTGCCGGCGACGTAGGTGTCGAAGGTTTCCTGCAGTGCGGCGAAGGTTCCGTTGGCGAACGCCTGCACCTTCGTGGTGGCGATTGCCGAGGCTTCCTCGTCGGTCGTGCGCAGCTCGATGTCGGTCTCCATCGCAGCGATGTTGTCGCTGTGGGCCGCGACGAGCAGCTCGGTGGCGTCCACGCGGGACTCGACTGCGTTGACCTGCACTTCGATGATGTTCTGGTACGCGGAGAAGTCGTCGTTGAACTGAGCGAGCATCGTCGTGTCGGACATCACGCGCGCTTCGGTCTCGCTGGCGAGCGTCTGGATCAGCTGCAGGTAGTTCGCGATCGCATCGGTCTCTGCCGTGGTCACGCGGGATTCGAGCGTGGTGAGCTGCGACTTCACGGTGCGATCGGTGTCGTCGTAGGCGTTGTCGCGGAGGATGCGTGCGAGCAGGGTCTCGGCGTTGGTGTCGATCAGGTCGATCTTCGTCAACAGGTCTTGCATGCCGGGACTCTCGAACAGCCCGTCGATGATCTCGGAGATGTCCGGGTAGGGACCGAGATCGCCGCCGCCGCCCGGCAGCACTGAGCCGCCTTCGACGAACTCGCGGAACTCTTGGTGTAGGTAAAGCAGCTGCCGGATCGACTTGTTGAGGTCTGCGGCCGGAAGGTTCGCGCCCTCTTGGTAGGAGATCAGCGCTGCTTGGAAGGGAGTGAAGCGTCGGATGGTGACGGTGTAGGGAGCCGCCAAGAACTCGTCCTGTGCAGGAATGTCGAGTGTGGCTGCATCGACCCACGTCGCGAAGACCAGCCGCGCGGAATCTGGTTCGCCGACGAACACGCGAACGTGCTGCTGGTCGACGTAAGGGAATGGCACGTTGAAACGGAGCGGGCCGCCGTCGTAGGTGTATGTCACGAAGGACAGGCCGCGGATCAATTCAATCATCATGTCCTCTGGAAAAGGAGGAGGCCCCGTAGGGCCTCCAGTTGGTTACTCGTCTTCTGCCTTGTCGCGTGACTTCTTCTCGAACGCGTCTTTGAGCACGAGGTTCGAGAGCTGTTGCACGCCAGTGAGGTTGTTGAACCACATCAGCTTCCACATGCTCTCGGCCTGCTTGCGGGTGACCTCTGCGTTCGGGTTGAACGCATCGGCGATGCCGGCGATTGCACCGTCATCCCCACGCAGCTTGTTGTACGCGTCGATGACGGGCACGCCGTTGAGGCCGTTGCCCATGCCAGTCGATCGGTTCCCTTGGAACACCGGATCGCCGCCCATGATGTCGCTGGCGACCATGTCGATGATTGGAGGGAAGATCGAGGAGTAGCTCGACTGCGCGACGGAGTTCTTGTAGAAGTTCTCCGTCGTCAGCAGCTTTTCCCGCTTCTCAGGATCGAGTGCGGTGGCGATGTACGTTCGTGCCGCCCAGCCCATGCCGGCAGCGCCGGTCGAGAGGGTGACCATCATGTACGTCCGCCAGTCGCGGTAGTGGTAGATGCCGTTGAGGAAGTGGCGCTCGTAGCTGTTGACCATGAAGCCGCGGAACTGCGTGACGATCTTGCCGACCGGGCCGTGCATCAGCTCGATCGAATCGCCGGGATCGGCTTCAAGCACCTGCTGTCGCGTGGAGCGATACAGGAAAGCGGACATCGCCTCCTTCGTCTGGAAGTCCATGCCGGCGAGGTTGATGTCCTCGATGCGGTCGACGCCCTTGAGCGTGGCGAACACCTTGGCCTGCATCTCGTCCGACAAGCCCCACGACCGCATGCGAGCGGTGTCAGCTGCGGAGATGGACTTGGCGTTGGCGTGGTCGATCAGCCGGAGCCATGTGCCGCGTCCTGCGATGCGCTGCAGGAACGTATTGATCGGCGCCATGCCCGACAGCACGCCTTGGGCGTGAGTCGCGACGTTCATCGTGTTGTCGAACGCCCGAGCTACGGGACCATCGCCGAAGGTCGACGGGATCATCGCGCCATCGTCGAGGTGGAGCAGCGGCGGGTTGCGGAGGTAGTCGGTGCCGGGTGCGAACATGCGCTCCACCACTCGGGCCTCTGAGGATTCCAGAGAGCCGTCAGCGGCGCGCATGATGTAGCCCTTCGCGTACGGCACGGACTTGACGAAGTTCCTCAAGCCGGTGTGTGCGATCGTCGGGCCAAGCTCGGCCACCATCGACCATCCCACCTGTCCCATGACGCGGAGGAAGCCGTAGCCACGGACGGCGCGGCCGATGCGGCTGGCGGCACCTGCGGCGTTCGGCTCGGTGGACTTGTGGAAGGTGGAGTTGTGCGCGATCTCCAGCAGGCGTTCGACGTTGTTGACGTTGTCGCCCGCAGCCTTCGCCTCGCTCTTGACCAGCGACGTGTATTTCTCCCACTCGGCGCGGTTGCGGATGCCGAGCTTCGAGGACATCGCCGACCAGCCGGTCATCTCCCGCAGGTAGCGGGACATCACGGAGTCGACGTCGCTCTCGAACAGGTCGGACACGCGCACCTTGACGTCGTCGCCTGAGGCGTTCTTGACGAGCGCCTCGAAGTTCTCGTCGATGTCGATGCGGGACTTGGCGCGATTGATCTTGCCGGCCTCGTCGGTCTCGCCCTCGAACTTGCCGAGGAACGTGTCGATGTCAGCCTTCGCCACACCGGACTCGTCCAGCATGGAGCGCATCTCGGTCACGTCATCAGGCCCGAGCGAGCGAACGCGGAGTGCGTCGAAGTCGCCTTCGAGGTTCTTCTGTCCACGGTTGAGCATCGCCTTGGCGACAGCGGACAGCACCTTCTCGTCGACGTCGTCGGCGGTCTTGCCTTGGTCGAGCATGTTCTGCACCCACTTGGAGCGCAGTGCCGGCTTGATGACGTTCTCTGCGACGTCGTCGACGTGCAGGCCCAGCTCCCCGAACATCTTGCGGAAGCCAGCGCCGGAGTAGTAACGCGGCAGGTGGTTCGTGCTGTCGAGGTTGTCGAAGCCGTCAAGGCCCGACTCGTGTGCCAGCGCGGTTGTCCTGTCGATCACCTGACGAACCCTTGAGGCCGCCTTACGAGCAGCAGGAGACACGTCGGTGGCACCGCGGACTGCGCGGCCTACCTCTTGGTTGAACTCGTTGCGAGCTGCGACGTTGAAGAAGTGCAGACCGTTGGCGGCCTTGTGCTCGTCCCACGCCGCGTTGACGCCGGCACGGAACTCGGAGTCGAGGGTGCCCATGTGGCGCCGGGAGTTCTCGATGGTGGATTCACCGACCGCAATCGCGCGGCCTTCCTTGAGCCCACCTGTGGCGGTCGTATGACCGACGCCTTCGCGGAACAGGGCACGCCCTGCGTCGCGCACGAGTGGAGACTTGGCCTTGCCCATGCGGGCCGACAGGGAGCGCCGGAAGCGTCCGAAGGCCGGCATGATGTGCGCGTTGGCGAGAGCATCGTCGAGACGCTCGGTGTCCGATACGGTGTCCTTACGGATCGAAGGTGCACCGGGGGTCTGGTCTTCGGGAAGCAGGCCAGCGTTCTTGACGCGTGCTGCGGACAGCGATTGGTTGTCACCGATGACCGTGTCGGCCTCAGCGAACTTCTTGATGCGAGCGGCGTCGTAGCCGGAGCCCTTACGAGCCCCTAGAACGCCCGCTAAGGCGAAGCTGGTCGCAGCCGTGACCGCGAGGTCTTTAGCAGCCACCTCAGGGTTGTAGCGGCTACTGGCGGCCAGCACGCCGGTATTGGTTGCAGCGGCTACCGTGCCGGCTGCAGCGGCGTTGAGGAGACGGCCAGCCTTGGCGAACTTACCGACACCGCCTGAGGCAGCGTCGACGGCGAACATCACGGGATCGGTCATGCCGAGCGCGATCTGTGCACCTGTGCCGAACTGGCCGAGCGTCTCGTCGGCGTCTTGGTTCTGGTGAGCGAGCATCTTGAGGTGCTCGAAGTGGTCGGCAGACATCGCCTTCTCGAACAACGGCCACTGACGCTGGTCGATACCGTCAGCGTCCATCTGTTCCGCGAAGTCCTTGGGCAGCTTGTAGCCGGCCTCAGGCTCGAAGGACATCTCTTGGACGAAGCGGTGGATGGTGCCGATGCCGCCCTTGACTTGGGTGGCACCGATACCGTCCATGACCGTGGTGTTCTCCTTCTCTTTCGCGACCTCTGCCGCCGCCGCTTGATCCTGTTGGATCGACTCGACGAACGTCTTTGGTTTCGCGACCGTGCCTTTCTCTTTCGGATCAGCTCCGGGAAGGAACTCGAACATCAGTGGTTGTCCTTTAGGTATTGCATGAAGTCGTCTGAGACGGCGGGGATGTTCTGGCCTTCGGCCTGCAGTGCATCGTTGCGCTTGCGGATGCCGTCGACGCGCTTGGTCTGCGCCGCATGTGCACCTGTGCCCACCGGAGTGGTACGCAGGACTTCTTCCTCAGCCGCGAGGGCCTTCGGGAGATTCGTGCGCAGCTCTTGGAACGTGCCGTCAGGCTTCACGAAGGAATCCTTGAACACGCGCTTGAGCGCTGCCGCACCCTGAGTAGCCGACGAAGCGTGTGCTGCCTCCCACTTGTGGTGAGCGGCGGCCAGCTGGTTCGGATCGAACACCGCGTTGCGCGTGTGGTCATCCGGGTCGACCATCGGGAACCCTTGGTTCATCAGAGTCCACTTGGAGGGATCGTGAGGGTTCGGGGCGACGGTGATGTTGCCGCGTTCTTCTTCGGTGATCTTCCCGCTCTTGACGAGCGAGTTGCGCGCCGATTCGAGTGCGACGTTGGTCGCCGTCTCGGCTCCCTGCATCATCCCAGCGCGGGGGACGTAACGTCCGCCCACAGTGGTGTATCGGGTGGCCGCCATCTCCTCTGCAGCCGCCACGACGTTCGCAGCCGGAACGTCCGGGGAGCGGATCGCCATGTCGGTCGCGAGTCGGTGCACGAGGTTCGTGTACGACTGCGGACGCTCCAAGCCGTTGGGCAGGAGTGGCTCGTCCTTGAGGCGCTTGGTGAGGGCCTTCGTGATGCCCGGCTGCACCTCTGCGCGCTTCTTGGGCGGCGCATCGGTTTCCATCAGGCGCAGCGAGTCGGCCTCAGCCATCCCGCCGACAGTCACGTTCTCGTGGTGCTGGTACAGCATGGCGCCAGTGCTCTCGTCGACGTACTTGGCTGCGTACATCGGGTCGACGCCGCGCAGTCCCATGTAGAGGGCGACGGCTTGCGGCCGGGTCTGCGTGACCATGTTGGTGAACACAGCCTTGAGCTGCGGGATCACCACGCCGAGTGCGGCGTACTTCTGGATCAGCGCCGAGTGGCCGGACGGAGGAGTCTTTGCCCACTCCTTCTCTGCGGCCTTGCGGGCCTTGGCATCGCCGACCTCGTAGGGGTTGCCGCTGCGGATCGCACCCAGCGTCGCCGCGTGGCGTGCTGCAGCTTTCCGTTCGGCTTCCCACTTGTTGAGGGTGGCTTGGTTCTGGTTCGAGAAGTACCGCATCGTCGACGTGTATTGCGCCGGGTCGGACTCAGGCGTGATGCCTGCGTTCCTGAGGGCGCCTTCGAGGACGGTGGGAGTCAGCATGCCGCGATCAGCGGCGCCCTGTAGTCCCTGTTCCATCGTCGCGAGCGTGACGTTGCGAGCTTCGTTCTGCGCCTTGGTGATGACGTTGTTGCCGGCCTGTGCCGCGGCTTGGAATTGATCCTGCCACTTCGAGTTCATCAGGCCCGGCGTGCCATCGGGACGCTTCTCGTTGAGGAACGCCAGCACCTCCGCAGGATCGCGGGTGCCCGATGCCATCACGTCGATGGCCGCCTTGGCGAACATGTCGTTGACGTCGGACTTGTTGAGGTACGCGAACTCCTCCGTGTCGAGGTGCTTGTAGAGCGCGTCGAGTCCGCCCGGTGCCAGAAGCGAACCGTCCGTGATCCCCTGACGGGTGATCTCGGTGAGTCCTTCTTCCTGACGGTCGAACATCTCCTTGAGTTCCACCTTCTGCCACGTCGAGCGGACGTTGTCCGCAGCACGGGCCAGCGCCGGCAGCATCGCCGCCTGCACCTTCGGGTCTTGGAACTCGGGACGCTCCATCAGCACAGCGAGCTTGCTGTTGAGCAGCGCGTTGACGTCGGTGCCCGGCTCAGCCTGAGCCATCTCCTTCGTCGCTTCGGTTTCCCAATCGCGCACCATCAGGGACGCGTCGGTCTTGAGGTAGCCGCGGCGGACTGAGTCCGTCATGGCCGCCAGCGCGTCGCCCTCTTGGCGTGGCGTGCCGGCGAGGTCTTCCTTCGTGCGCTGTGCGGCGCCCGCGGTTTCCTCCTCCTCGTTCTTCTTCACCTTACGGCGCGCTAGGTCGTCGCTGAAAGCGGACGACAGTGCACTGAGGGTGTTCGAGGCGACGGACGATAGACCGTTCACGCCCCGCGCCGAGTCCATGTCGGCGTTGACCTGTAGGTCAGGGGCGTTGCTTTCCCGCTGAGCTACGGCAGTGCGCCGGATGATCTCTTGTTCTTTGATGCGGGGCATAGGGTTCCCTTAGGTGATCCTGTGGCGTGAGTAGTCGGAGTACGCGGACACGCCGGAGTTGGCGACGTCGCGGAAGGCTTCGGAGGTGGCGCTGCGGTTGCGAGCGTCGGCCTCAGCCATGCTTGCCGAGATACCGGACTTGCGGTTGGATTCGATCAGTGCGGCGTCGCGGCCGGCTTGGCCCATGACGTCGTCGAGGAGCAGGCTGACGGAGTTACCCGACACGCCACCCTCTGCCGCACCTGCACGAGCGGATGCCCGCAGCGAGCGTGCTTCTTCCATGCGCTCCTGCGTCTTCTGCTGAGCAGTCGCGTCGATCTCGTCCTGTTGCACCTGAGCCATTTGCTCGGTGGACTTCTTCTGTTGCTCCATGCCGTAGACGGCAGTGGCGGCACCAACGACAGCGAGGATGATTGGAACGGAGAAGACGCCTCCGTCACACATCGCCGTCGCGCTCCATCAGGAAGAAGGGGAGCTTGGCGGGGCCGTAGGGGAGCTGCAGGAGAGGCTTGAAGCCCATCCTCGTCAGCCAGCGCAGGGCGACCATGTTGCTCGCATCGACGTAGTTGTAGATCGTGCCGAAGCAGTCCGCCCATTCGTCGAGGAGTCGTCGCGACTCAGGAGCGAACAGGCGGAGGTTCTTGACCATCGCGTCGGTGCCCAGTAGCCACACCACACCACGCGTCTCGGATTCCTGCGAGCACCCGAAGATGCACACAGGTTCACCGTCGAGGCAGGCGACGAAGCTCGCGTCCGATTCTTGGACGGAGTCGACGAGCGCCTGTAGCGGAGTGCGGCCACCAGCAGCGGCGACTTCATGCACATCCGCAGCGCGCATGTTGCGCGCCACGGTGAGGATGTCATCCGTTGTGGGATTGCGGTATTCCAGCTTCACACTTTGCTCCGGGATACGAACAACCCTCGCCACTGTGCTGAGAGGAACCAGCACTGGAATGGCAGACGGTTGACGAGGTGGATGCGGACGTTGTCCGCGTTGCTCAGCACTGGGAAGCGGCGGTGTCCTGAGTGGAACGCAGGGGCCGACAGCTTGAAGACTGAGTCGTTGAGGGTTCGAGCGGTGTACGCGTTGGCATGCGCGGCGAGGTACGTTTCCGTGTGGCCTGTGCCCTTGGACTCCACCTCAACCTCGAAGTAGGCCGCATCGTTGTATGCGACCTCAATGTCGCGCACCTGTGTGCGGCCGACGAGGATGGTGTTGTTCGAGCTGTCCCGCAGTGCGGGTTTGCTCAGGGACATGCGGCACTCGTAGTCGAGACCGACTGCGACCTTGCCACCCGCGACGTTGCCGGGGAGGCGGATGCGTGTGCCGCCGTTGAGCAGCGTTGCACCCGTGAGGTCGTAGTACGCACCAGCGTCGGCCCAGTCGTCCGTCTTCACCGCGGTCACGCCTTCCATTCCGTCGAGGACGTAGGGGAGGTCGATGTCGGTGAAGTTGCCGAGCGCCGTGTAGAGAGGCGTCAGCACGACCATGCGGTCGAGCAGGAACGAGTAGTCCGCCGTGGCGTCGCTGTCGGACGCGTTGAGCGTCACGTCGATGCGCAGCAGTTCCACTCCGCCGCCCGGCGATTCCGCCACCGTGTAGCAGGAGTTGCCGATGAATTGAACGTGGGAGACCTTGCCGACACCTGAGAGATTCCAGCGGCACCATGCCGACTGCTTCTTCTCGTCTCCAGACCAGCGGACGAAGTAGGTGAACAGCTGCGTCGCGCCTGCGTCCTGCATGGCGACCACAACGCAGTCAGCACCGGACGAGGTGCCGATGCCGCGGACACGGCCCGGCAGGTAGCGGGGAACGTGTGCGGTGACATCAGCGGCGTCGCCAGTGATCGACATGTCGTCCATGAAGTATTCGCGGACGGCGGCGAAGCTACCCTTGTCGGATGGGAAGTAGAGCGAGTCCCCAAGCATCTGCGGGCGGATGTACGGCGAGGTGTCGTAGTCCGAGATCGGGTCGACCTTGATGTGCTTGGCCGACAGGTACGGCTCCGCCGTCAGTAGGAACTGACAGTTGTCGCCAGCGAGGAACACTGCCGACTGGAACGGGATCGCATGCTGCAGAGTCGCGACGCCCTTGGTGGGAACCGCGAGGTCGATCGGATCGGAGTCGAGGAACTGCGTGACCGAGGTGCGCCAGAAGTTGAAGTACCGCGTGGTCTCAGACAGGATCACGCTCTCGGTGGACAGGAAGCCCACACGGTCGCGGTGCATGAAGACCTCTTGGATCGTCTGTCCCGTGAAGGACGCCTCAGGGTTACTTTGGTCATCACCCGCCAACCTCACTTCCCACTCGGGTGCACCGAAGGAGAAGAAGAAGCCATCCGCGTGGACGGCGTCGGGGATGCGCTTGAGCACATGCGGCATCGTCTTGCGGTCGTACTTGTGGGGGATGCCCGGCTTCGCGATCTCGGTGTAGGTGTTGAGCGCCGTCTTCTCGACGTAGTAGTCGTCGAAGGGGTTTTCAGGTGAGCCGCTAATCTGGTAGATCGCGCCTTGCGTGACGGTGGATGCCTTGGGCATATCCGCAAGTGTCTGCGCGCCGCCGAAGACCACGCCGGGTGACATCTCGGCGTCCATCGCCACGACGCAGCTGCGGTTGACGATGAACGTCGTGTCCGCGATGGTCATGGTGCGGAACATCGTCCACGGCTGTGAGCTTCCGGTAGCGAGGTAATCCAGCGCATCGTCAGTTACGACGACGGTGTATTCCACGCCGGTCTCGTGATCGAACACGCGAAGCGTGCTGTTGCCGACGACCACGATGTAGCGCTCCGCAGCATCGCGAACGATGGAGTGGAAGTGCGCCTGAGGGTCGACGTCGGAACCGAGCACACACACGAAGGATGCAGGCGGGCGCTTGCCGGCGCCCATCGCTGCGTGGAGCCATGTGTTGATCGCTTCGGTGAGCTGGTTCGGCGAGCGGACGGTGTCGTCCTGCTGCGAAGTCCCACCGACGAACGTCGGGTAGGTGCCAGTCTCAAGTCCCATCAGGAACCGTTCCAGATTTCATTGACGTCCTGACTTCCGGTGAGGAAGTTGGTACGACGAGCGCGCTCGAAGTCGTAGTTCTCCATGTTGAACACGGTGAACGCTTCCTCCTCGTGCTTCTCGGTGAAGACGTAGAGCTGGTCGCTGCCGAGCTGCTTGGTCTGGAAGATGCGGCAGGCGCGCACGGTGATGTAGCGCCGCGCGGTTTCCGGCAGGTCGATGAAGTCGAACATGAAGATCACTTCGGCGACCGGGGCGGTCTCGAAGGTGTCGAGGTTGGTGTTGAGCGAGTAGACCTTGCCGGCGCGGGCGATGACTCGCTCGCCGCCAATGACAGGTCGGATGGAAAGGATTGCGGCCGGCACGATGGCGTGGCCGTCTACGTCGAGGACGAAGGTGTACGAGTCGAACTCGTTGAACCACCAGCCCTTCGATTGGACTTCACGGCAGATTGCGCGGAGCGTGTCGCGTGCGACAGTCGCGTCGATGTTGCCGATCGTGTCGAGATCGCTAATGGGCGTCTCGCCGATCGTGCCGAGCAGTTCGTTGACGGCCTCTAACTCGGTCGTTGGGGTGAGTTCCATTGCTACCTCAGGAATGTGGGGGACAAAAAAAAGGGGGCCACGGGTTAGGTGGCCCCCTTCGGAGTGCAGAGATTCTTACGACGCCCCTCGTGCTATGGGCCGCCTAACCCGGACGCTGGTGCTGTGCGGTTAGGACTTGGGTGTATCTCTTACGGAGCAGCCTTGGACAGCTCGATGGCGCCGGCGTAACGCAGCGGGTCGTGGCCCAGTGCGTACTTGGCGAGCATCAGGGTGCCCTGCTTGTTGCCTTGGTAGACGTCTTCCAACGCCAGATCGAGCAGCTTGATCGTGGCGACCGCGGAGCGGTGGAAGATGGTGCCCACGGTGTTGCTGTAGTCGGCGCGGTAGCGCGGACGCACGGCAGTCACGGCGGTCTCGTCCGTCTTCGGCATCAGGTTGATCTTCACCAGCGGCAGGCGGGCGATCGAGGCGATCGTGGCCGAGGCGTAGCCGCCGTTGCTTTCGGTGTTGATGTCGCGGTCGAACAAGTCCTTGTTCTCGGTCAGCAGATACCACTGAGCCGGCGACAGGGCGCCAGTGAACTCAGCAGCGATGTCCGGGAACAGCTTTTCGTCGAACAGCTGGCGAGCCGAACGGAACGCAGCGGCGAGGACGGTTGCGTCCGTTGCCATTGCGACGTTCTTGATGACAGCGCCGCCCGGCTGGCCGACCACGGGGCCGGTCGTCTTACGCGCCGCGAGGATCGCGCAACGCAGTTCGTTCATCTGACGCTTCGAGGCCAGCTCGGCGCCCTGCTGGCGGGTGTATTCGCTGCGGACGTCGTAGTGGTTCATCGCTTCGTCGATGTTCGCCACGAACGCATGCGAGATCAGCATGGGGTCGAGGTTGACGATCGTTTCGTTCGCATCGACGGCAGCGCCGAGGATGTCCGTACCCGGAACGTGGTATTCGGAACCCACGGTGCCGACGTTCGGGAACGAGGTCGACTTGCCGGAGGTGATGTTGCGAACGGTCACACGACCGTCCAGCTGGTAGTTCTCGACGAACGAGGTCAGCACTTCGCCCGAGTAGTTCTTGAGGAACAACGCCCACTCGTCGCCAGTCTTGTTGATCTGGCCGAGATGGGAAACGACTGCGTCAGTCATGTGTATCCTGAAATGAAGGGAATGGAGTTTTGTTGCGTCCCAAGCGCGCACAGCGGTACGCGCCCCGCGGCTCCCTCAGGAGGACGTGCGGTTCGCGCTGTGCGTTGCTTGGGGGGTGTGGGTTAGAACGCCGGGCTTACGCGCAAGCGGTTCTCGACGCCCTTTCGGTACGCCGGGTCTTTGCGGTAACGCGGATCACGCATTGCGGTGACCATCTCGGTGTTGGACGCGAACGGCTGTACGCCGTCACCGGGCACAGTCGTCTTGCCGTTGAGCAGGCCGCCCTTGCCAGCCATCTTCGAGGCCATCGCCGTCACGGCCATTGAGGCGCGTGCGGGATCACCTGAGGTGACAGCTTCGTTGAAGGCGGTCTTCTCGGCAGCGGTGGCGCCGGTCTTGGCCCACGTCAACAGGGACGTGTAGCCAGCCTCGTCTTTGACGGGGCCGTAGATCGCGGCGGTGTACGCAGCCTGTTCGGCCTGTAGGCCGCGGACGTACACGTCCACCATCGCCTTCGGGTAGCCGGCCTTCGCGAGCTTGCCGTACGAGTCTTCGCTGAGCTTGCCTTCTGCGGCGAACTCTTTGTTGAAGTCGTCGTGGGACAGGCCAGCCTTGGCGAGCGCATCGGCCACACCATCGTCGTCACCTTCGTCGCCGCCGTCCTCGATCTCCAACGGGCCTTTGGGGGCCTTGTCGTCGACCACAGGAACAACAGGCGGAGTGCCGGCAGCGTATGCAGCTTCGAGTTCCTCGACGGTCTTGAAGCCGCCGTAGGTGCGCTCTGGAGCCACTGGGACGACGGGCTTGCCGTCAGCGCCCAGCGCCGGAGGTGCGGTGCCTTCCGCGGTCAGTCCGTCCGTATTGAGGACGAGTTCGGACTTGCCGGTTGACATCAGGCGTCTTCGGACAGGGCGTTGACGATCACGGTGCCGTTCGGCAGCTTGGTCGTTTCGATGTTGCCCTTACGGGATACTTCGATCACGCGCTTGTTCGGCTCGGCGGCCTTCGTGGCTTCCGGCTTGGTATCGGTCTTCTCGGTCATGCGGTTCTCACTGTTGAGGAGGGAGTTGTCCTGCAAGGGCGCCGGCAAGCTGTGGTGCGGCTTTGACGAGACCTTCTTGCATGGAGCTGTTCTGTTGCTGCGAATCAAGTTCTTCGTCGGTGTGGATCAGGCCCTTCGTGGAGATGTCGGCCGATGCGCCAAGGCGCGCTGCCATCTCTCCGGTGTTGATCCGTCGCGAGAACTCTTGTTCGCCGATGATTGACTTGAGGCCGTTGCCGAACTCAAGCAGCTTGTTGAAGTCGTGACCACGGCCGAGTGCGGCCATGCCGACAGTGATGCGAGGCTTGATTACGCCCGGTGGTAGTTCCGGGAGTCGGCCCTGACGCTGGAGCTTGTCGAGCTTGCGGCGGATCAAGGGGAGAAGTAGGTCTTCCCCAGTCAGCGAGTAGAAGCCGCCGAGTGAGTCATCAATCTCTTGCGAGAGGATGCGCCACTCTGTTGCGGTGACTCGCTCGCCCGGCCGTTGAATGGCGGAGCGGACGCCGAAGATCGTTTCGAGCTTGGTTGCCAGCGTGTCAGCTTCGTTGCGAACGAAGTTGAGGTCGTACGCCTTGTCCATCTGGAGCAGGGAGATGTCGTTGCGACGGCCGCGGATGAACTCGCCGCTCTCTGCCGATGCGAGGTGCTTCTCCTTCATCGCCGACGTGGGGTCGAGGATGAACAGAATCTTTGCCATCGCGGCTGCAGCTTTGCGGAGTGCCTTGCGGAGTGCTTCGACGGACTCGAACGCGCCGATGTAATCGAACACGAGACCTTCGCCGTAGTCCTCCACGCTTGAGCGGGGAACTGCGACAACGATCCACGGGGATGCGTCGATCGGATAGGTGACCGGGGTGGCCTTGATGGCGAACCCTTCGACCTCCTGCATTGCCTCCCACATCTTCCCGTCTTCCGACCGGATGATGCGTGTGTAGAGGTTGACGTCAGTGGCCTTGGTCTTCTCGTCCTTGGTGGAGAGCTTCTGCATCACGGCAGCGCGCACAGCCTCAGGAAGCAGGGCCGGTGCGATCTTGTCGAGAGTGACGATCTCAAGGATGGAGCCGAGGCCGTCACGATCGACGACGTAGGACGTTAGCGGGTAGAGCTTGGCGGGGCCGACATCCGGCTCGTACAGGCAGAAGTTGCCGATGACGATGGCGTGCTTCGCTGCTTCCGAGAGGACGGTACGGGTGCCGCTGGTTTCGATGTCATTGATGACGGTGCGCTCGACTTCGCCAAAGGCGGATTCGAGGTCGCTCGTTTCAACACCCGCGAACTCGGCGAGCTTCTGAGCTTCCGCTTCGTCGGGACTGAGCTTGAAGATTCCTGCGTTGGGCGGGAGCCATGCGAGCAGCACCTTGGCCGACAGCGAGTTGACGCAGCGCGGGCCGGTGTCCGAGTAGGCCATCACCGATGCGCGAGTCTTCTGGCCTTCGTCCACCCACAGTCGTGGGAGGGTTACCTTGGCGCAGCGCTTGGCGCGGGTTTCAGCGTCCTTACGGTTCGGCTTGAGTTCCGCGTAGCGATCGGCCGCTGTGGCCGTCGACTGCTTGCTCTCTGCCATTACTGGATCATCAAGCCTTGGTACTGCTGCGTGCCGCCCATGTCGGTGCGGACGTCACTGCGGCGACGGCGGGAGGCCGACGCGTTGTTGCTGTCGAAGTCCCTACGGGTGAGCAGGGTGGGCGGTGGATCGCCCGGCTTCGGGAGCTTTGGTTTGGGGCACATCAGCGAGTACGGCCTCCTTCGCGTTGTGTGGCGACTTCCGAGTCACGGAGACGCTTGAGCTTGTTGACAAGGCGGCGTTCACCGGCTCGCAAAAGGAACTCCTCGCGATTGCCGTCCGGGTCGTATTCGACCTCAGGGAACAGGTCGTCGATGACGTCGATCAGCTCGTATGCAGTGAGCGGGAGTTGCATGGGAATCCTTGGGGAAAAAATAGGGGAAAGCAAAATGCTTTCCCCCAAGGTTCGTGGTTATATCGAGAGCAGTTGTGCCTTCATTGCGAGTTCATGGAGCGGACCATTGTTGGTGATGCGCTCGTAGATCAGCCCAGCAGACACGCCGTTCTCAGACGCGTGTGCGGCCACGGCAGCAGTGCCCTCGCGGGTCACTTCCACCACGAAGCCACCGAGCTGTTCCACGAACTCGGCTTCGTTGTCGAAGCGGATGTCCGGGATCACCACGCCAGCCGCGCCGGCCTGACGAGCCTTTCGGATTCGCTTGGCGGCGACCTTGAGCCACAGGTCTTTGTCAACCGATTCGCGGCCCCACTCGGTCCCGAGGCTCTGCATCATCTGGCGCGGGGACTTCCCGCTCAGCCAGTCGATCGGCTCCTCTTTGGTCGGGCCGTCCATCAGGGACGCCACAGGAATCTCTGTGATGCCACCGACGAACTCCCGCAGGGGATCGGCAAGGCCGACGCGGGTGAAGCCATGGTGGTCGACGAGGAACGCCGCGAGGGTGTCCTTGCCGCTGCGTGCCTTGCCGTGGATGCCGATGATCTTCAAGAGTTGCACCACGCGATCAGCCACAGGATCGCCAGCACTGGGAAGACGATTGCCGTCCAGTGGGTGCGGCCGCGATAACACGGCAGGACGAAGACCCAGACGTAGACCCACACGAGGGAGTAGAGCGCGGCCACGAGGACCGCCAGCATGGTGATGAACAGGATCAGGGTTGCCATAGGCGTACTTCCTTTTTTCGGTGGTCGTAATCGCCATGCCGCAGGATGCGTGCACAACGGGCTTGCACGAGTGCATCTGCTTCGGTGAGTCCCTTGGACTCGTAGGTGGACACCACAGCCGTCCAGAGGGCGCCGAGGTGTTCCTCGACACACGCTTCGCGGTGGGCTTCGTGGACAGGCATCAGCACTGCATCGGCGCGCTTGTGGCCGACGCCCTTGATGCCGGGGTAGTTGTCGACGGTGTCGCCAGTGAGCACCTGCTTCATCCAGAACAGGTCGGCGTCGTGCCGGCCAATCTGGCGTACGCCCATGTCGGGCTTGCCGGGGTTGTAGAGACGGCACGGGACGGTGGCGAGGTCTTTGTCGATCGAGACCACGATGCGTTTCCCCGGTGCACGCTTGGGGGACGGATGGGACGCGAGGAGGCCGAGGATGTCGTCGCCCTCCAGCTCGTAACGCTCGACGATCTTGTCGCCGAAGGTTTCGTAGATGAAGGAGTCGAGGACGTACCACAGCGCCGGCTTCGGCTTGAGGGTGCGGTTGTCCTTGTAGAGCGGGTAGACGTCCTTGCGGAAGTTGTGCTTCTTGCAGGACAACGCCATGACGAAGTCGTCGGCGCCGAACTTGTCGACCATGCCGTCGATCCACTCCTCACACTTGGCCTTGGCCTGTTCGGGGCGGAACACTTCGATGGCATCGTCGCCGTCATCCCACACGACCTTCGAGGTGCTGGAGAAGGCCATCTGGTAACGGAGGACGTCGGCGTCGATCAGGAG